GCTCGCCGCGCAATAGTGTCGATGCTTCAAAATATCCTGAACAGACACAAACAGCAGGAAGAACTTCGTGAGAAAATGCGTCAGATTGACGAGGCTTATGCTCGTTACAAAGCATCAGAAGAAACCACTGATGGAGTAGATCGTCGTCATGCAGAGAAAGTCTGCAATGTCTTTGCGCAAGACCACTTCACTGCTCCTATTGTTGTCTCAGAAGTTGACTCCTATGTAGCCTATCTCTCGGATGTATTCCTGAGCGGCTATCCCATTTTCCCAGTGCTCTCTACTCCTATGAATCGGAAGTATGCTGAGCAACTGGAGACTCTCCTGGATGACCATGCGCTATTAGGTGGCTATCCTCGCCAGCTCTTGATGTTCCTGCATTCTGCAGTGAAATACAACTTCGGAGCTGTTGAAGCAGACTGGGATGCTATCCAGCAATTCTCCGTCATGGATGACTTCACTAATGGCACCGGCCAGAAGTTGAACAAGAGCGATAAGTTCTTCACTCGTCTGAAGAATATCGACATGTATAACTTCGTCTATGACCCAGATGTTCTTCCTGGGGATATTTCTGAGCATGGTGACTATGCTGGCTACATCGAGCTAGAAAGTGCCATGAAGCTGAAACGGCGTCTGGCTCGTTATAAGAAGAGTGGCAAGACTTATGATGACAGCCGTGCACTGGCTTCTGGTTCGGTTACACCGCATAATGGTTCAAACTACTACACAGCCCCTCCGCAGATCAGCAACTACGTATCTGCTACGCGCTCAACTACTAATGGCCCCGTGAACTGGGATATGTGGGCAGCAGGAGCACAGGGCCGTCGTACTCTGTCCTTGCCTGGCACAGGAGGCCATGAAGTATTCACGTGCTATTGCCGTATTCTGCCAGCCGATCTTGGAATCTCTGCACCTCAGCCGAATACTCCACAGATCTGGAAGTTCGCACTGGTGAACAATTCTGTTCTCGTCTACGCAGAACGAGTCATCAGTGCCTACGATTATCTTCCTATTCTAGTTGGTCAGCCGATGGAAGATGGTCTGTCCTACCAGACACAGTCTGTTGCAGAGAGTGCTATTCCTTTCCAAGAAGCTGCTACTACACTGTTCAGCATCAGATTCTCTGCTGCACGACGGGCTGTTTCTGACCGAGCACTCTATCGTCCTGACATGATTAATGCAGACGATGTGAACTCTCCTGGTGCAGCTCCAAAGATTCCAGTACGAATCTCGTCATTGTCTCAGCACAAGATTGGAGAAGCCTACCAGCAGATTCCTTTTGATATGCGTGGCACAGAAACCACTATCTCTGATGCTTCTGCTATCATCGAACTCTCCAAGAAGTTGCATGGACAGAATAATCCTCGCCAGGGGCAATTCCAGAAGGGCAATAAGAGTGTGCAAGAGTGGCAGGATACGATGTCCGGCTCAGAAAACAGACTCCGTCTGCGTGCACTGACTTTGGAATACCAATTCTTCTCACCTCTTAAGAGTATCCTTGGTCTGAACATCATGCAGTACGCAGAGAATACTGCTGTTGTCAGCCAGCGCACTGGTGATGTGGTGAATATCAACATGGAGGAACTCAGAAGGCAGACACTCAGCTTCCGTATCAGTGATGGCTATACTCCGAAAGCCAAGATGGCTTCTACGGAAATGCTTACTACTGGTATGCAGATGCTGGCTACTTCTCCCATTCTGCAGCAAAGCTACGGCGACATGCTTCCTGATATGTTTGCTCATCTTATGCAACTTGGTGGCGTACGTGGAATGGAAGAATATTCTCCTGCCTACCGTCAGAAACAGCAGCAACAGGCTCCTGCTGGTCTTGAGCAACAGAATCTGCAAGCACCTCCAACTGTTCAGGTTGGCCCTGCAGAAGCAGCAGCCGCACTTAACGTAGCAGCAGGCCAGCAGCCTATGCCAGCAGAAGCTCAACCGGGTATGACACTTCCCCCTGTTTAATAGGAGAATATAATGTTTGAACCCCTAATGATATCCAACACAGAACTACAGGAGCTGAAGCAAAAGCTAGCAGATCCTGTCCTGATGCGTTATTTCAAAAACCAGGCTATGCAAACAGTGCAAGACATTGCACGAGCAACGCCTAAAGAAGGGCAGTCGCTAGAAGACTTCTATCGAAATGTCCGACAAGAACAAGGTTACCTAGAATGCCTAGAGACCCTGTATAACATGGGAGCTTCTGCTTCCGAAACTAAAGTCAATCCCACTTAACCCAGGAGAATCTCATGAACATGTTTGCAAACTTCTTTACCCCTAAGCAACAGCAACAGGGTGGTCAGCAGCAAGGCGGTCAACAACAGAATAACCAACAGACGCCGCCTAATGGCGCTGCTCCTAATGGGCAGCAGTCTGCTCAGAATCAGCAGGATATGAACAATGGCAAAATGCCTGGTTCGTCCAGTGAGCCAGCTAACCCCCTTGACGCCTACAAGAGTCTTTGGGATAATGCTGGAAAGCCTCAGCAATCAGAGCAGGCTCCTAGCTTTAACTTGGATCCTAAGCTGGTCGGTGAAGTATCTTCTAAGATCAACTTCGCAGAGGGTATCGACCAGAATATGGTGCAGCAAGCTCTGGGTGGTGATATTCAAGCTTTTATGCAGGTGTTGAACTCAGTAGGCCGAAATGCCTATTCACAATCCCTGCAACACGGATCTACTCTCACTGACAAGTTCGTCGGTGCGCGTAGTGAATTTGAAGCCAAAGGCCTTGGCTCTAAAGTTAAGGGCGTTCTTACTGAACAAGCAGTTGGCAGTATCCCGAATGCCAATCATCCTGTTGTCAAACAACAGCTTCGTGAAACCGCCAAAATGTTCGCGGCACAGTATCCTGAAGCCTCTCCGCAAGAAATTGCTCAGATGGCACAGAAGTATGTGACTGACCTGGCCTCTGCATTCCAAACACAGAATCAGGGCCAAGAGGGTCAGAAGCAACAGCAACCACAGGATACTAACTGGGACACTTGGCTGGGTATCGAAGAATCCTAATCCCAAGACCTTTTCTTCTTTTCAAAGGAATTTCAAATGCCTACCGCAACTGGTATGTTTAACGCCATTACTGGCAACCCCACAGAACTTAATATGCGGAGCTTTGCAGGCACTGTCCTGCGCTTGTTCCCTAATGGTTCTGCGCCTATGTTTGCACTGACTTCTCAGTCTGGTCGCAGCAAGGCAAAATCCACCACTCACGGCTACTTCTCCAAAGTGATGACTTTCATCACCATCACCATGGCTACTACGGCTCTGGCTGGTGATACGTCCATCACGGTGCCTTCTACGGCACAACTGACGAAGAACATGGTGCTGCACAACACGCGCACTCGTGAGAACATTCTGGTTACCGGCATCACAAACGGTACTACCATTGCTGTTACGCGTGGCTTTGGTCGAGTATCTGCTGCTGCTGTGAACAATGCTGACGTGTGGCTGCATGTCGGTACTGCCTTCGAAGAAGGTTCGAGCCGTCCTACTGCTCGTCGTCTGACTACTGTTCACGTGCCGAACTATACGCAGATCTTCCGTAATGCCTGGGCAATGACGGATACTGCGCGTGCTTCGTACGCAGAAGCCGGTATCAGCAACATCGCAGAGAACCGCAAGGACTGTATGATGTTCCACTCCGTGGACATCGAAGGTGCCATTATCTGGGGCCAGCCCAAAATGGATACCAGCGGTACGACTCCTATTCACGCCACTCAAGGTGTTATTGATGCTATGTATCAGTACGCTTCGAGCAACGTGAATGCTGCTAGCAGCACCACCAACTACGCTCAGCTGGTTACCCTGCTGGAGCCTGCTTTCCAATACAGCACTGACCTGGCTAATCCCAAGTCTCGTGTTCTGTTCGGTGACAGCAAAGCTCTGAAGGTCATCACTGATATCGGTCGTAAGTCTGGTGAAGTGCAGATCATGCAGTCTGAGACTTCCTTCGGTATGCGCTTTACCAGCATGACCTTCTACAAAGGCACCGTGAACCTTCTGGAGCACCCGCTCATGAACGGTCTGGGCCTGCAGGGTACTGCTCTGGTGATGGATATGCCGGCACTGAAGCTGGCTTATATGGAAGGCCGCGACACTATTCCGGAAGAATACCGTCCTGGTAATTCTGACAACGGTGTCGATGCTCAGGGTGGCTCCCTGACTACTGAGCTGGCTGTTGAGCTTATCAACCCCTACAGCTGTGCTCTGATCACTGGCCTGACTGCTGGTGCTGCCGAGACCTGATTCGTTTGAATCAGTATAAGGGAAGGAGCTTCGGCTCCTTTTCTTTGGTTAAAAATTTGGAGAAAGTTTCTTGCCTACTATCCATCGGCCTTCTCCTCCGGAACAATTGGATAGTAGGTCTTTTTATTAGGAGAATTCCATGAGCATTTCTCAAACGCTGGCTGCAAAAGCCGCTGCCAAAGCTGCAGAAAAAGCCGCTGCAAATGCTGATCTCAAAGCAGATCAGGCTTTTCCAGGCGGCCCTGAGCCTGTTACTGCTGCTGTTCTGCCTCCTGCTGCAGCAGTAGAGCAAGCTCCTCAGCAGGATGATGCTTTCTACCAGGCTGTTGCGCAATCCGTAGAAGCAACTCCTGAGCCGGAGAAGTTCCCTTACTGGGAATCTCCTACCATTAACGCCTTCTTTGTCGGTGACAAGCGTATTGTCAACCGTCATGGCCGTTTCTATGGTGAGAGTGAAGAAGAAATTGCAGAGCTGGAGCATTTTGTTAAGCAAGGCACTGCTATCAAGGTAGAAGATCCTAACAGCAAAGAAGCTAAGTAAGGAGAACTGGAATGAACTTCAGCGAGGTTGTCTCCGAAGTAGTTGGGATTGTAAAGCGCCCTGATCTTGTCGGCAATGTCCGCAGAGAAGTAAATGCAGCAGTGTCTCATTTCTGCTCTGATGGTAGTTTTGCACAGGATCGCGCAGAAGTAGTCACAACTATTTCCTCTACAGAACTGGTGCAAACTGTTCTGATGACGGAGTTTCCTCGCTGGAGGAAATTCTGGTATATCAAACGCGCTAATACAAACGAGTTCCTGGACAAGCTTAATGAGAATAGTCTGGGTCGTAATGTCTGCGATCTCCGTGACAAGTACTACGTTGCTGGCGGAAATCTCAGGATCTCTATGACAAAAGTAGCTGCGCAGCTCGATGTCGGCTACTACCAAATGCCTCCTCTTTTGGCAGGTAATGATACTTTCTGGATGCTTGACATTCTTCCTTATATGGTAATTGATCGTGCTGCAGGCAAGATATTTGCATCTATTGGAGAGGATAATGATGCACGGCGTCACGAGGGCTATGCTATTGCAGCATATAATGCCTTCAAGAATGACAGGGGAGTCAACACATGACTCTCATCGAACAAGCTGTTGCTAGTCTCATACAATCCGAACGACAGATTCAGGAGAGGTTAGCTGACGGAACAAGGGAGATGGAAGCTATGAGGGAGGAACTTTCAGAACTACGCAAGACGATGCAGGAAACAATCGAGGTTCAGAAAGATATGCTGAAAGCACAGACTGAGATGCTTCAGCAGAATAAAGAGATGATGGAAGTCTATAAAGGCTTTAAAGCAACTGCTCGTGTCTTTGGTCTTATCGAAAAGGCTGCATTGTTTGTAACGAAAGTAGGAGGAGCAGCTGCAGTAGTCTGGGCTTCCTGGAAATTTCTGATTGCCGAAACTATCAAGGACATCCTTAAATGAAAGGACAAGGCCATGTTTGCTAGAGGTGGCTTTCAGAACAGATCAATCAAAGGAGAAGCAGCTAAGGTTGCTGAACTGCTTCCCCAGATCCACGAGCTCAGTTCTCAGTCAATACAAGGTGGTGCTCCTAATGACCATTACCATGTGACTGCGGCTGAGCTTTCTTTTTTGCAGTTCCTCTTAGAAGGTGGATTCTCTGGTGCTAATAAGGTCTATGAGCCAATCACAGACGGCGCTACAGGGGATTTTCTTTATGTAGGAAACGACATCATGGTAGCTTTTGGAGGCGGATATGCTGCACCGTAACGTATTAGCTGGTGATAATCACATTATCCATAACTGGGAAGTTGCTGATGCGACAGCCTTGGCTGCTCTTGTCCCAGTAGCAGGGGATGATGGAAAAATAGCTTGGCAACAGGATAATGATTCCTTCTGGGTGCTTGTAGACTACGCCGCTCCTACATGGAAGCAACTACTTAGCTCTGCTTCAGGAGCCACTGCTGCTTCCAGTGTAACAATTGCTGATGCAGGAACCTACTACACTGGAACAGAAGTAGAAGCTGCCCTGCAAGAAGTAGGAGCTGCCTTAGGCTCTTTGGATGGTAGGGTAGATGCACTAGAGGCCATACCTACGCCTGTAATTCCTTATGATATTTATATTGCCTGCGGGGATGAGACAACAGCTATTACAGCTTCTGCATCCGTGGCAAAAGTTAAATTCAGAGTCCGCAGAGCATTTACCCTTTCTTCTGCCTTTGCCGAGCTTGTAACAGCCCAAGCATCCGGTTCCATTGTTACCTTTGATATAAAGAAAAATGGCACGAGTATCTTCTCCACCCTGCTGACGATTGATAATACAGAAACAGATAGTGCAACAGCAACCACTCCAGCTGTTCTTACTGGGACAATTTCATTTGTTTCAGGTGATATTATTACTATCTTTATCACGCAATGCGACGCAGCAACTGCTGCTACGGGTGCCAAGGTTACACTGACAGGAGTAGTGTGATGATTCTCAGGAACTTTAAACAAAAGAGTTTTAATCTGCGTAAGAAGCAGCTGGGCTTTCTTCTGAATCCATGGAGATTCGGAGGTGGAAGTGCGCCTGCTCCTTATGACGTAGGGCATTCTTTACGCTTTCGTGCTAGTGGGACTACGTATCTTAGCCAAACTCCCCCAGTAGCAGGTAATCGCAGAACATGGACGTGGGTTGCTTGCGTGAAGCGGGGCTCTTTAGGAGCAAACCGCACGCTTTTCTCAGCATCTAATGGCTCTAGCGTTCAAATGTATTTGATGTTCACTTCTGCGGACGTTTTGGAGTTTGTGGATTGGGACGGTGTCGCTGTCCAGGCGCGTCGAACGACAAATGCAGTGTTCCGTGACCCAAATGCCCACATGCAAATCATGCTGCGGTTCGATACTACGCAGGCAACCGCAGGCAACAGAGTCCGTCTATATGTTGATGGGACACAGATAACTTCGTTCTCAACTTCGATTGATCCAGCTTTGAATTATCAAGGGGCTTGCGGATCAACTATTCCTCACGCAATAGGGCGCGAAGAATTTGGTGACACCAGTTATTTCGACGGATATCTGTCCATACCATATTTCATAGATGGTTTGTCTGTTGATCCTGGTGAATTTGGAGAGAGTGTAGAAGGGGTATGGGTACCAAAAGCCTACACTGGCGCTTATGGCACCAACGGCTCCTACTTGCCTTTCAATAACGCAACTTCTCTTGCTACGCTGACAGCAGATGCTAGCGGGAATGGTAATAATTGGACTTCTTCAGGTCATAGTCTAACCGCTGGTGTGAATTATGACTGGATGGAGGATACACCGACGAATAATTTCCCGGTGTTGAATCCGCTGTACACCCGAAGTGCATCAACAGCTTCGGCCGCAAATTTAAACTTCACCACTGCCGCCGCCTTAAGTAGTGAGATGGCGGGAACAATGCAGATACCAGAATCTGGAAAATGGTATTGGGAATGTGTTGCAACAGCTATGTCGTCCAGTCGCGCAATATTTGGAGTTGGCCGTCTTTATGTGGGGACAACATACGCGGCAGAAACTACGTTTGGAATAGCAATATATTCTAACGCTGGAGAGATTATTACTAACAACACAGTTGTCCAGACAGTAGGCGCTTTTGTCGTAAACGACGTTATTGGGATTGCTGTAAACAAAGACGCCGGAGAGGTTTCGTTTTATAAAAATGGGACTTTACTAACTACACGAACGTTCAGCGCAACTGGACTGTTTCCTTTGTTGAATGATGCAGATAACACTGTTAGTGTTTCTGGAAATATCAACTTCGGCCAGCGCCCGTTCGCTTATACTCCACCAACAGGATTCTTGGCACTCTGTACGAAGAATCTACCGACTCCGGCTATTTCTAGCCCATCAGAGCATTTCCAAGTAAAGTTGGATATTGGCGCAAACATAAAAGCCACTGCTGAAGCGGTATTCCCCTCTAACTTTTTGGAATGGATTAAAGATAGAGCAAATGCTAATAACCACCAGTTGATAGATACTGTTCGCGGTGCATCTGCTGTTTTGCAGAGTAATACATACAATGCAGAAACTACTTACTCTACTCCGACAGGGAACTCTGTTGCTTGGGTGTGGAAAGCAGGTGGCGCAGCTGTTACTAATACCGACGGAAGCATCACAAGCCAAGTAAGTGTCAATACTACTGCAAGATTTAGTATTGTTACTTATACAGGTAATTCCTCTACAGGAGTTACTATAGGTCATGGGTTAGGGGTTGCTCCTAAAATGATCATTACTAGGAGGCGTGATGCTATTGCAGATTGTGCAGTTTGGCACTCTGGCTTAACAGCAGTAACGGGTACGTTGTATCTTGATCTTACTGTGGCACAGACTGCTTACCCGAACAGATTTGATTCGACTGGTATAACATCAAGCGTTTTCAAAACTGGTTCAATCGGATTACCAAATGAAGTGAATGCGTCAGGAGGTTCTTTCGTCGCCTATTGTTTCGCAGAAGTCGAAGGATTCAGTAGAATCGGCACGTTCACTACTAATGGAAGTACTGATAACGCATTTGTATACTGCGGGTTCAGGCCGAGATTTATTCTGTTCAAACGCACAGATGCTGCCGAGGATTGGACATTGTGGGATACGGCGCGAGATACATACAACGTTACAGATAGCTACTTGATCCCAAATGCTAGTAACGCGGAAGGAACTTCGGCGAACCTGGACATTCTTTCAAACGGGTTCAAACTGAGGGCCGCTTACACAAATGGTGCGGCATACATCTTCATAGCCTTTGCAGAAGCTCCCTTTAAATATGCTCGTGCTCGTTGAAAGGAAACAAAATGATTGAAGCAAATGGAAAAGTCTACTTCACTCGCAAAGAATTGCAGTGCAAGTCAACTGGTATTGTGCAACTTGCAGAGGGTTTCGACAAGAAACTTCTGGAATTGCGGATAGCCTACAACAGGCCGATGCCTGTAAATTCCTGCTGCAGAAGCAAGGAGCACAATGCGAAAGTAGGAGGTAATCCACGATCCTTGCATGTATACGATTCACCTTTCTGGCCTACTGGTGGAACCTGTGCAATTGATATTGGAATCACAGATCCTAATCAGCGTGCAGAGCTAGTACGTTTGGCGCTGGAAAGAGGCTGGTGGGTAGGTATTCATTCTGCGTTCATCCACTTGGATCGTAGGATTGATTATCGTATCGCAGATAAGCCAGGCATCTTCCTCTATTAAATTCTATAGTTGTAAGGCGCAGCGTAACGGAATGGCCGTGGCCCCTTGGCGAAGCCGCTTGAAGTGCGTAGGCTCCGATGTCAAGACAGAAGCAAGTAAATACCGGAGCTGCAACAGCGCAGCGAGGATGATTTACGCAGCTGATAGCGTAAGCGGGTCTTGCATTGGAAAGCACGAAAGCTAAGCTAGCCATGGCGGCTACGCGCCTGAGTGGAGCGAGCTTCTTTTCATCTTTTCTTTTCTGTAAAGGAAATCAAATGGCACCAGCAATTGCACTTCTTCTTTCTAACTTTGCTCCTATTATTGCCAAGTATCTTGGCGCAGGAGAAAAAGCTGTCAAAGTGACAGAGATTGTCTCTGATATCGCAACCAGAGTTTCTGGAGCAACCACTCCTGAGGAAGCTGTTGAGATTTTCCAGAAGGACAATGAGAAAGCCTGGGCTTTCAAATTAGAAGTTCTTGCTGCCTCTAAGGCTCTTGATGAAGCAGCTTTGCTAGATCTGCAGGATGCTCGTAAGCGTGATATGGCTTTTATTGC